CCTCGTTGGGTACATGTACTTCATTCATACAAACCTCCTTGTTTATGAAGTGTTATCCGAGCTTCCGTCACATCGTAGCGCGAGCGCACAGTAGATAGTGGACGAACGCAGTTCGTGTAGAACGGTCTGCGAAGCAGAATCTTGTGCGCGACAGGCTAGGATGTACGGAAACATGAAAAGGTGTGGAGCTTTTCATCTCCACATGCATGTTCGGCCATGAACCCACGTTCCTCGCAATGTTTACGTCATGCCCAACGCTATGAACGTGTCAGCGTTGGGGTAGACGAGAGCCAGATACTAAACGTTATAATTTACACCGTGTTTCTCTGTACCCATTATTAACCTAAGCTACTGCTTCGGTTACCTCAGGAGTGCTTTGCTCTGTTCGAACAATCTCCCTCATGAATACCTTTGCTTGCTGATTGTCAGCAGTCAATGGTATAGCTACGTCAAAGTGTAGCGTTAAGCTACCATCTTTGTTAGTAGTTGCGATGCCAACTTCTCTCTTACGAGACTTGTTATCGGCACCTTGCTTTAGTATGTATAATGAATACAACATAATTTACCTCCTAGGTAAGTAAAGTTAATGGTCTGATGAACCTACATCAAACTCACACCCCCACTTGCTACGCGACAAAGCGGAGCGACTCGCGAAGGATTTTTGGTTCCACTGGTTCCACTTGGTTCCATGAGTCATGGAACACAATAGAAGCTGTAACGGTCAGTGTTTCTAGGTCTGGTTCCACTGGTTCCACTTGTTCTAGGTTAGTAGAACAAAGAACAAATAACTACGGTCCACGGTCCGCCAGAAACATCTGGTTTGTTCCACGTGGAACAACGGAACCACGAGCATACTTGTGTGTCGCAAACACGCATTGCCATGCAGAAAAACATGGTTCCATGAAGTGGTTCCACATCGGCACGCACCCGTGGAACACACGGAACATATTTGCATGGCACATGCACGTGCTCGCACACGCTCGCACGCACTGATGATAGTAGTTAAATAAGGAAAGAAGGGGGCTGGACGCCCCCGAATGTTAGAATATTAGATTGAGAAAGACGTTGATAAGAACCCCGAGGCTGAATGCCCCGAGGTAGAGACAGAACTTATACATCATATGTCTAGTTCCAGCTGAACTTCTTGAGTTGGCTGTGGCTCAAGAATCTGTTTAGTCTTTGCGTCTGCGAGATTCTGTTCTTGCCTTGCTTGGGTGTAACCCTGTGACATATCTTTTACTGGATCTGCCAATGATCTAGTAACAACTCTCTGTGTCTTGTAAGTAAAACGACCTATAGTATTGAATATACTCATAATAACCTCCTATATAGTAAATTCACAAAACAACTTGCGACGTCACAAAGCGATAGCGACTGACGACAAAAAACCAAAACAAGGTTCCAAACGATAAATCGTGGACGAAGGACTACGATCCGGATCGGGAGGGGACTGGGTCTCTGGTGATAGAAGGAGAAGATGAATCAGCGATATATTATATGTTTTTCAAAAAAAATTTTTCCACAAAAAATTTACAAGTTATCCACACATGTGGTATTTTTAGCATATGAGTTTAGTAGAATCTCAAGCCATTGAAGTAACTGACGAAGATAGAGTCGAGCTTCAATCACATTTTCCTTACGCGGGAGTCAAGTTATCCGAGCTTTCGGTCCAAGAAGAAAGACTTATTTTGTATTTTATCCGAGGTATGAGTAAAGCGGCCGCGGGCCGTGCAGCGGGGTACAAGAATATGGACCATGTGTACGAGGTTTTTAAAAAACCAAAAATAAACCAAGCATTAAACTACCTAAGACAAGAGATGCGAGAAGAGGTAAAGTTCGACCGTACGACCGCGACCCAAATGTATTTTGAAGCGCACCGTAAATCGGCAACCGCGACTGAAGAAAAGAATGTCGTCGATTCATTATGCAAGCTCCACGGTCTATTTGCACCAGAACAAGCTACCCAAGTTAATATAAATGTTGATAAACTAGAAAGGTTAGAAAGACTACCAGACTCTGAACTACTTAAATTAGCCGGAGTAGATATGCAATACTTAGAACCCAAGGGAGGGACCAATGACTAAATATGCACAACAGGCGAGAGCTACAAAACGAAAAAGAAAAGTTACTAAGTTGAAAGGCAAAAAAGGAAAAAAATTTCCTGATTTGACTGGCGATGGTAAAGTAACATTTGCTGATATCTTAAAAGGTAGAGGCGTAGGTAAAAAGAAAAAGAAATGAGCACGTCTAGTAAAAAAAAGACGCAAACAGTTGAGAATGGTATAAAAATTACTTCCTATAACAATACGAGTATGAGAAATATGCCAGAAAGTAAAGGTTTTCATAAAAAACAAAGCGGCATGAAAACTGCTGTTTTAAAAAAAATGGTTTCAAAAAACAAATTAGGTTTTAAAAAACCAAGCCAATACTCTAATGCACGTAAGGTTGTAGGGTTAAAAAAGAAAGGAGGAAAAAAGTAATGCATTGTATTAACGCACCAGTAAAAAAGATGTCCATGAAAAAGGGCAAGAAAAATAAAGGTTATTCAGGAGGAAAAAAGAAAAATGCCAGCAAAAAGAAAAACTACTAAAAAGAAGAAAAGTGGAGCTACACCTACTAATCCAACCTTATATGCAAGGGTAAAAGCCGAAGCAAAACGAAAATTTAAGGTCTACCCAAGTGCATATGCCAATGGCTGGTTAGTTAGAACTTATAAAAAACGCGGCGGCGGGTATAGATAATGGCTAAGCCTACTGGCGGCCTAACTGCTTGGTTCGGAAAAGGGCCAAAAGGTGATTGGGTCGACATAGGCGCACCAAAGAAAAAAGGTAAATACCAACCTTGTGGTAGAAAATCTGCCAAAAAGAAAGGTAAACGTAAGTACCCGAAATGCGTACCACGTTCGAAGGCTCGGTCTATGACTGCAGCACAACGAAAAAGCGCAGTTAGGAGAAAACGTGCAGCGGGTAATCCAGGCGGGAAGCCACGTAACGTAAAAACTATAGTCAGGAAAAGGAAACCTGCAGTAAAAAGGAGGACTCGTGCCAAGAAAAAGAGATAATATGCCTAAAAGGAACAAAAAGAACTTTAGGCCAACAAAAAAAGGCGCTGGGATGACCAGAGCAGGCATAAAAGCCTACAGAAGGAAGAATCCAGGGTCAAAATTAAAGGGAGCAGTCACAGGAAAGGTCAAAAAAGGCTCAAAAGCGGCCAAAAGACGTAAATCTTACTGCGCTAGAAGTGCAGGACAGATGAAGAAGTTTCCAAAAGCAGCAAAAAACCCTAATTCAAGGCTAAGACAGGCTAGAAGAAGGTGGAAATGTTAGAAGTTATTATAGGTTTGCCCGTACTATTAGTTATGGGCTTGTTTGCATATGTAGGAGTACATATGGCAGAAGAAAAACGACAGGGTAAATCATTACCTATGTTTTGGGAAAAGGAGAAAGATATGGGATATGGAATGGGATATTCTAAAAAGCCGGCTAAAAAAGCTAAAAAGAAGAAAAAGACGGCTATGAAGAAAAAGAAAAAGTAAGTGACAGACCAAAATAAGATAGAGTGCTATAAGTGCAAGAAACTTTTAGCCGATAATTTAGTCCTGCCTAAAGGACTATGCGTTTACTGCGCGGCGGACGAAGCAGATCAGCTTCCTGAGCCCCAAAAACAAGAAAAAACGTCAAAAAAAGAGCAAAATGCCCAATTACGGGCTGAACAAGAGCTCGCCTTGCGTATTTTGGCACGGAAACGTATGTTGCCGTTTGTTGAGAAGTTTAATCCCGATTACCAAGCGGGTTGGGTGCATAAAGACGTCTGTAAAAGGCTAGAAAAGTTTAGTCAAGACGTTGCTGACAAGAAATCCCCTAGATTGATGCTGTTTATGCCTCCCAGGCATGGAAAAAGTACGTTAGCCAGTGTTGCCTTTCCTGCTTGGCATCTTGGACGTAACCCTAGCCATGAGTTCATAAGTTGTTCGTATTCGGGTTCTTTGGCAATGAGTTTTTCTAGAAAGGTACGACAATTGCTAAGAGAACCAAATTATAAGAATATTTTTGAAAATACAAAATTAGACAAAGATTCTCAGTCTGTAGAGTCTTGGCAAACTACTGAAATGGGTGGTTACGTAGCGGCTGGTGTTGGTGGTGGTATTACAGGTAAAGGTGCGCACGTACTTTTAATTGATGACCCGGTAAAAAACAGAGAAGACGCAGAATCAGAAAACAATAGGGAGGCCACGTGGGATTGGTATACCTCTACCGCTTATACAAGACTTTCCCCTGGTGGGGGTATATTGGTCATTTTAACTAGGTGGCATGACGATGATCTAGCTGGTAAGTTATTGATGGCTAGCGAAAACGGAGCTGATGATTGGGAGGTAGTAAAATACCCAGCTATAGCAGAAGAAGACGAAGAGTTTAGAAAACAGGGAGAACCTTTGCACCCAGAAAGGTACAACACCGAATCTTTAGAAATGATACAAAAAGCTATAGGCCCTAGAGATTGGACCGCTCTGTATCAACAAAACCCAGTATCAGACGAAGGTGATTACTTTACTAGAGACATGATTAGATATTTTGAACCAGATGAAGTTGAGTATGATAAGATGCGTTATTATTGTGCGTGGGATCTGGCCATCGGACAACGGGACAGAAACGACTATTCTGTCGGTGTCGTTGTTGGGGTCGACGAGTACGATAACATGTTCGTAGTCGACTTAGTTCGCGGAAAGTATGACGGTTACGAACTCGTGGAGAAAATATTAGACCTTTACGAACAATGGAGGCCTGGTATAGTGGGGATAGAACGTGGACATATAGAAATGGCCATTGGTCCGTTCTTAGAAAAACGTGTGGCAGAGCGTAGATTACATTCTGCATATTTTAAAGATTTAAAAGTAGGGCGACGTGATAAAGAAGCAAGAGCTAGAGCTATCCA